TTACTAGTATTTTAGCTAGAATTCCTACAACAGAACCTTATCCGCATCACGAAAACTTAGATGCTACTATGTTTAAACCTGATGCTACAGATAGAGAAGCAGCAACAGCAATCCCAGTTCCAGATGCGTGGAAACAATATTCAACTGATGTTGATCCATTCTCACGCCCAGCACCACTTGACCCAGCTAGCGAGGTATAATTATGAGTATTAATACAGTAACAACTATTTCACAAACAAAAACTCGTCCTCAGACTAAGTTTCAATTTTATAAAGGATTTAGTACACTAAGTCCTGACACAAAAAATTATAAAGTCCACGATATTGCTTTGATTAAACAAGACTTGATTAACAATTTTTATGTACGACAAGGTGAACGTTTGATGAATCCAGAGTTTGGTTGCGTAATTTGGAATTTATTATTTGAACCTTTAACGCCTGAAGTACAAAACATAATTTTAAACAATGTAAACCAGATTTTCAATACTGATCCTAGGGTTCAAGCAAGTAGTATAGTTATTACACCATACGACACAGGCTTACAAATTGAATGTGTGTTGACTTATGTACTGTATAATGTACAAGAAAAACTTCAATTAAAGTTTGATCAAGCCAACGGGCTAACTGCGTAATTAACTACGCACATAATTTTAATCGATAAATATCATTATTAGGACATATTATGAGCTCAACGGATAGACAAAATAACCTGCTAGTATCCGAAGATTGGCAGAAAATTTATCAATCATTTAAGAACGCAGACTTCCAAAGTTACGACTTTGACAACTTGCGTCGTACGATGATTGACTATATCCGTACAAATTTTCCTGAAGATTTTAACGATTATATTGAGTCTAGCGAATACCTTGCACTAATCGACCTTATTGCTTACGTGGGCCAAAGCATAGCTTTCCGTGTTGACTTAAATGCTCGTGAAAACTTTTTAGAACTTGCTAGCCGCCGCGATAGCGTACTACGTCTAGCACGTATGATCGGTTATAATGCTAGTAGAAATACTCCAGCACAAGGATTGCTAAAGTTTAACACAATCAGTACTACTGAAAATGTAATTGACAGCAACGGACGTAATTTATCCGGGCAATATATTAACTGGAATGATCCTAGTAATAGCAACTGGTATGATCAATTTATCAGCGTTATGAACGCTGCTTTACCAACAACTCAACAATTTGGTAACCCAATCGACCAAGCAACAATTTACGGTATACCTACAGCACAATATCGTTTTAATGCATCAAATACAAATATTCCTATCTACGCTTTTAGCAAAACTGTAGCTGGAAGATCTATGAATTTTGAAATTACTAGTACTACTTTTAAAGGGGAATCTTACATTTATGAAGAACCTCCAAAGGTAGGAAATAGCATAGCGTGTGTTTATCGAGACGATGGCTTTGGTGCTGGTAGTCCAGGAACAGGATTCTTTTTTAATTTTACACAAGGTGTATTAAACACTGGTAATTTTACAGTTACACAACCAACTAGCAATCAACAAATTGATATTGCTACACAAAATATTAACAATACTGATATTTGGTTATATGATTTAAATCAAAGTACTGGTTTAGAAAACACATTATGGACACAAGTGCCGTCAACAACTGGCAACAATGTAATCTATAATAGTTTAAACAATAAAATAAAAACCATATACAGCGTTATATCTAGAACAAATGATGCAATAAGTTTGTCATTCAGTGATGGCACATTTGGCCAATTGCCTTTAGGAAACTTTAGAGTTTATTATCGTGTAAGTAACGGACTTAACTATACAATTAACCCAAGCGATATTGTTAATATTATAATTTCTCTTCCGTATACTTCTGCATCAGGACAATCAGAGTCGTTGTCTATTAGTTTAAGTTTATCGACTACAGTTGCAAATGCAAACACTACAGAATCAAATACCAGCGTTAAAACAAATGCTCCACAAACATACTATACACAAAATCGTATGGTTACCGGAGAAGATTATAACATAAGCCCATTATCTGCTTCTACTAGTGTTGCAAAAATTAAAGCACTTAATAGATCAAGCAGCGGTATTAGTCGTTATTTTGATTTAACAGATCCAACAGGAAAATATTCAAGTACTAATTTGTTTGCCGATGACGGTGCGTTGTATCAAGATTTGTTTACAACAACTACAAATTTTACCTATGTTACTCAGACTGATATTCAAAACGTAATTTATAATACAGTTTATGATATTCTACAAACTCCAGGTTTGCGAGATTTTTATTATACACAATTTATTGATCAGCTTACTACTAGTTTAAATGTTCGTTGGGTATCGGTGACTACTGATAGTAATACAGTTAGCGGTTATATTATTGATGCTAGCAGTCAGGTAACAATGCCTGTAGGAAGTTACACTTACACTGACTTGAAATATGTAACTCCTGGTGCATTAGTTAAATTTGTACCTCCTACCGGATACTATTTTGACACTAATAATCAAAATAAATTAGTGGCTACTCCTTCAGTATTGCCACAAGGTGCTGCAACATATTTGTGGGCTCAAGTAGTATCAGTTAACGGAGATGGTACAGCATCTGGTACAGGTGTTCTTTCTAGCGGGTTTGGCCCAATCGTATTAGATAAAGTTATTCCTGCCAATACTGAACTATCACAAGTTATTCCTAAATTTACTACAACGATTAGTTCATCAGTTATTACTACAATGATTGATTTAATTTTTGCCAATGTACCATTTGGATTAAGATATGATGTTACAACACAAAGTTGGCAAGTTATCTTTGAAAATAATTTAAATCAAACTGGGTCGTTTAGTCTTGCTAATCAAGGTAGTACAAGTCCATTACAACTTGATGCAAGTTGGTTCTTGTTGTTTACTACAAACAACGAATATTATACAATAACTTCTCGACAACTACGTTATGTATTTGAAAGCAATCAAGAAGTTACATTTTACTTTGATTCAAATGTTAAAATTTATGATACTGTGTCTTCGACTACTATTACAGATACATTAAAAGTTTTAGGTATTAATACTAATCCAGCTTCATCAGGCGGAACGTTGCCATACACTCATGACATGGAATTCCAGATAGTTAGTGAATATGTGGGCGAAGACGGATATATCGATCCAAGTAAAATTGTTTTAAGTTTTGCAGATAGTAATAATACTGGAGTAGTTGATAATCCTCAATTGTTTACAGATATTGTTCCTTCTAATTCATACATTATTCAACAATTATATTCAATAAGTCAAGGACAAGAAGATTATCGATATGTTCCTAATAATTCTTTAAATGGTCCAGTATTTTTTGATACAACAAATCCGGTAGATGGAAATTATTATTATTCATCATCGTCGGGTTTAGTTACAAAATATAATGCATCAACTGGAAAATTTGTTCCTACATTAGATTATATTGTATATAAAGGCAGAGACAATTTAAAATTCCAATATATCCATAGTGCAGATTACAACAGCCGTATAGATCCAGGTTCAAGTAACATTATGGATTTATATGTATTGACTAACGATTATGACACAGCATTTAGGCAATGGATTGCTGCTGGTGCGTTGACGAACGGATCAGAACCGTTGCCTCCTAGTAGCGATGAATTAAATGTATTGCTAAGTCCTAGTTTAAATTTAATTAAATCTATTAGCGATGAAATAATATATCATCCAGTTAGTTACAAACTATTATTTGGAGCTGCTGCTGATCCTAGTTTGCAAGCAACTTTTAATGTTGTTATTAATCCTGCCAGTACTTCATCTAGCGCAGATGTTAGCGCAAGAATATTATCAGCAATTAATAAATTCTTTGCACTAGATAACTGGAACTTTGGAGATACATTTTATTTCACAGAGCTTTCAACTTATATTTTAACACAATTAACACCTGATGTAATCAGTTTTGTTATAGTTCCAACACAATCGGATTTATATTTTGGTAGTTTATTTGAAATACAATGTCCTAGTAATCAGATATTCATCAGCTGTGCAACTACTGACAATATTGTAATAGTGTCAGGTTTAACAGCAACTAACCTTAAAACAGTAACTGGAAACGCATTGAATTCAGTCATCACATCACAAAACGTAATTAGCGCACCGCTTGGAGCAGATAACTAATGGCTAACACCAACAATCCACTAGGGAACACAGGATTAACGGCAAATCTATTGCCCGATTTTTATCAAACTGCTTCTAATAAGAAATTTTTACAAGCAACACTTGATCAATTATTCCAACCAGGTACATTAACTAAAGTTAACGGTTTTATCGGCAGAGAAAATGCCAAAGCTGC